ACAAGGATCGGCGAGATGGCGCACGGCACGGTCAGGCATGATGATGAGTGACCGCCACGGCCTGAACCGGCCCCGGTTACTTTCCAGAAACTTTCTCGATTGACTGTCTGTGGCTATCTATCCGTTCTGCAATAGACCATACTTTGGTTATGAGAAACACGGCCACCAACAACGGAACCAGGAACGAAACCATGACGACCATCGCAACACTTCTCTCCGGACCGACCGCCACATACGCCACTGCCATCACTACGCTGGAAGGACGCTGCCGCGACCTCACCGCCCACCACAACAACCTGCTCGAGACCGTCACTCCCTCCAACAAGGCCGCGACACTGGTGGAGTTGCAGAAGGCCGACGCTGAGTTCGATCACTCCCGCAACCTGATCGCCGAGCTGGCCCTGATGGGCTACTAGCCACCACAACAGCCGCCCGGCAATTACGCCGGGCGGCCTGACCCGAGGAACGAAACCATGACGACCACGACCAACGACCTCGCCGCCTTCCAGGTTGGACGCACCTACTCCACCCCCAGCGTCTGCGACCACGAGTGCATCTTCTCGATCACGGTCGAGAGCCGCACCGCGTGCTTCATCACGACCGCAGCGGCCAAGCACCAGCCCAGCAAGCGGCTGAAGGTCAGCGAGTGGGACGGGGCCGAGACGGTCGCCCCGATGGGCCAGTACTCGATGTGCCCGATCATCAACGCCAGCCGCTGACAACCACCACCAGCCGGGCGGCGAGCTGCCGCCCGGCCTGACCGGGAGAGAAACGATGACCACCCTGACCGAAACACAGACCGACGAAGAACGCGGTACGGTGATCCCGCTGCACAACCTGCCGACACTGAGCGAGAAGGTGGCCCGGCTGAACCAGCGAGCCGAGAAGATGGGCGTCGCTCCGATGCGGCTGGTCGTCATCGAGACGGTGGACCGCGAGACGGTCAACGAGCATACCGGCCTGACGCACCGCGAGCGGTTCGCCCGCGTGGACATCGAGGGCGAGTCGCCCGTGCTGGATGGCTGGTCGCTGGTGTCTCGCGTCACGCTGGCCGACAACGGTGAAGCGTTGACGCTGACGGTGCCGGGGCAGACCTGCCCGCCCGAGTTCCGCGAGGTGGACATGGCACGGTGCGACCATTGCAAGGCCAGCCGCCGCCGCAAGGACGTGTTCGTGCTGCTGCACGAGGACGGCCAGCACATCCAGGTCGGGCGGCAATGTCTTGCCGATCATCTGGGCCACGTCTCTGCCGAGTGGATGCTGATGCTGGCGACCTGGGTGCGTGAGTTACGCGAGGGGTGCGCCGACGCCAGCGAGGAAGGGTGGGGTGGCACCGAACCTCAGATCGAGACGCTGCAATACCTCACGGCCACGGCGTTGGTCTGCCGTCGCATCGGCTGGACGAGCAGGGCGAAGGCCCGTCTGGATGACACGGGCACGGTCCACGCCACGTCGAGCCACGCCTGGAGCCTATGCACGGGGCCGGGCAACTCGGACACCCAGCGACGGCACTGGCGGGAGTGGGTCGAGGAGAACGACCTGCACGTCAGCGACAGCGACCGGGCCGATGCCGAGGCCGCTCTGGAGTGGGCACGGGCCATCGAGCCGGGGTGCAGCAACGAGTACCTGTACAACCTGGGCGTCGCCGCCCGGCAGTACGCGGTGACGACCAGCACGTCAGGGCTGATGGCCTCAGCGATCTCGGCACACCAGCGGGTTCTTGACGAGGCAGTCGTGGCGGTGGAGCGGGTCGAGGCTGGCAAGAAGCAGAAGCACATCGGTGAGGTCGGCGAGCGTCGCCGGTTCAACGATCTGGCCTGCGTCAGCCTCAAGACCTTCGACAGCGACTACGGGCCACGCACGCTCTGCCGCTTCGACGACCTCGACGGCAACGTGGTGATCTGGTGGGCAACGGGTACAGCACCCGAGTGGCTGGACAGCGACGGGGTGTTTGACGTGGTGGGCCGGGTCAAGGCTCACGAGGACTACAACGGGACGCCGCAGACCGTGCTGACGCGGGTGCGGCCAGCAACGGACGGGGACAAGTGATGGCCTGTGTGTGTGGCTGGGCTGGCTGTGTTGAGAAACGGCACGGTGACTGGCGGTTCTGTAAGCATCACCTGGACCTAGCGAAAAAAGAACTCAAGGACGCAGGGTATCTCCAGCCGTTTCCTTGGCACGGATGGCGGCCCCAGTCGATGAGGGAAAACACCCGCGAGACGAAGTACGGCAGGGACGACTGACGCTGACCAAGCAGAGCGAGGGGGAAGCCGAGAAGGCAACAAAGGGAGACAATCAATGACGAGTGGGACTGATACCCCTAATGGGGATATGGTCGCTGCGATGCTGCCTGACGAGGAGATATTGCAGGCGGATGGGTTTGACGAGGCGATCATCGGGTACGCTGAGGTGTGGCGTGAGAAGTCCCAGAGGAGGGTGATGGCCTACGACCGGGACAAGTGCATTGACATCCTGATGGAGAGGGATGGGATGGACTGGAGTGGGGCCAACGAGTATTTCGACTTCAACGTGGCTGGTGCGTATGTTGGCCCGGCCACCCCAGTGTTCATCAGCGAGACCTCTGAGTGCGATCACGTCTACGAGACTCTGGATGACGGCACCAAGGTCTGTTTCGAGTGCGACCACATCAAGGGTGACGAGGAATGAATCCCAGGCACGGTGGGGGAGTGCGGCCCCAGTCGATGAGGGAAAACACCCGCGAGACGAAGTACGGCAGGGACTGACGCTGACCGTATCGCCGCCGCGGCCCAGTTGCAGCAACATCTGAAGAACTGACAGGGGCAACCGCCGCCCCGCAACCGTTATCTCCTGCGGGCCGGGCTGGGTCAGGGTTGTGGTCACCTTGACTCGCCCGGCTCGCCTTCGTTCTGGACACCACCCAGGGCGAGGGCTATTCTGTAAAGCATGGAAGACGGCAAGATAGGCGAAGCGGTCGCCGAGCAGGCAGCCGGGGGAAGGGGGGCGTTCGACCCCGACCGCGTGCAGATGATCGACATCGACACGCTGGTGCTGGACCCGGCGAACGTGCGGACGCACCCGCAGCGGAACATCGACGCCATCATCGGATCGCTCCAGGCGTTCGGCCAGCAGAAGCCGGTCGTCGTGGATGCCGACAACGTGGTGCGTGCTGGGAACGGGCTGGTGCGTGCGGCCCGGCTGCTGGGCTGGTCCCAGGTGGCCGCGTACACGACGGGGCTGGGTGGCAGCGAGTCGATCGCCTTCGCCATCGCGGACAACCGGACGGCCGAGCTGAGCGAGTGGGACTACAAGGGGCTCGCCGATCAGGTCCGGGGGTTGCTGGACGATGGGGTGAATGTCGAGGCGTTGGGTTGGGCCGACTACGAACTCGAGCCACTGCTGGCGGCTGAGTGGACACCACCGACCGTCGAGGATGACGGGTTGGACACCCCTGCTTCCAACGGTGGGGGAGCGGTCGCGTTCACCGCTGAGCAACGGGAGATCATCAACCGGGCCATCGCCCTGGTTCGGGAATTGAGCGACGACCCCGGTGTACCGGAGGGTCGATGTCTGGAACTGATCGCAGGGGAATACATCGGGGCCAACCGGGAGATCCCCGCCTGATGACCAGCCTGCGCCTGGCCATGTGCGGTCCACCAGAAGCCCTCCAGAAAGGACTCACGTCCCCGAAAGTACGTCTGGCGTGGGGTAATGGTCCGGGTTGCCGAGGCGGGTCTCTGGCGGCGGGAACTGGAGGCTGTACGAGTGGTGAAGACATGACGGAACCCGCGTTGCTGGTATCGAATGTCTATCTAGATGCGTTTCAAAAGCGGAGAAGCGAGTACGCGTTCCGTGACTGGTCGCTGGACAGCGGGGCGTTCTCCGCGTGGAAGTCTGGCACCGAGATCGACCTCGACGCGTACATCGCGACGTGCTTGGAGTTGCTTGCCACCGACGAGAAACTGACCGAGGTGTTCGCACTCGATGTGATTGGCGACCACAAGGCAACGCTCGCGAACACCGAGCGGATGTGGGACGCGGGAGTTCCGGCCATCCCCGCCTATCATCCTGGTGAGCCAGACAGCTACCTGTTTCACATCGCAAAGACGTACCCGAAGATAGCCATCGGCGGCATCGTGCCGTTACGCGGCAACACGAAGTTCAAGTTCTGTGAACAGGTCTTCGCCAGGGTGTGGCCCAAGGCGATCCACGGGTTCGGGGTGGGAAACGAGAAGATGGTGCTGGGACTACCGTTCCATTCTGTCGATTCGACTAACTGGGAGATCGGGCCATGTGGCTTCGGGAACTGGCGATCATTTGGGCCTCTGAGCGTGCGAGGCGGAAGCCAGAACCTGCGGGCCGAGGTGGAGTGGCATCTGAACCTGGAACGGCGCGCTCAGAAACAGTGGAGCAAGGAGATGGAGCAACTCGGCCAAGGAACCACAAGCGTGCGGCGGGCGGCCGCGTCAGGGAGCAACCGGGTCGCCAAGAACCTAGCACGAGGAACCAACCAATGACTAAGACGGTGGTGATCTTCAGCGGAGGCATGGACAGCACCGTGCTGCTGGCAGACGTGATAGAGCAGGGCGACGAGGTGTTGGCCCTGTCGGTGGACTACGGACAACGACACAAGAAGGAGCTGGAGTACGCGGCAGCGACGTGCCAGCATTTCGGAGTGACCCATGAGGTTGCCGACCTGTCGGGGATCTCTCGACTGCTGGGCGGGTCAAGCCAGACAGACCCAGACATCCCGGTGCCGCACGGTCACTACGCTGCCGACACCATGAAGCAGACGGTGGTGCCGAACCGCAACATGATCATGCTGTCGGTGGCGACCGGCTGGGCGATCAGTCAGAAGGCAGACCGTGTCGCCTACGCCGCCCATGCTGGAGATCACACCATCTACCCTGATTGCCGGGAGTCGTTCGCCCAGGCTCTAGACAGGGCAATCCAATTATGTGACTGGCACGAACTGGAGTTGTGGCGCCCATATGTCGGGATCACCAAGGCTGACATCGTGACGGTGGGCGTGGGCTTGGGCGTTCCGTTCGGCCAGACCTGGAGCTGCTACGAGGGCGGAGACATCCACTGCGGAGCGTGCGGCACTTGCGTGGAGCGGCGCGAAGCGTTCGTCGATGCCGGGGTGGAAGACCCCACCGAGTACCGCGAGACACCGGAGTTCGCAGAGCCATGATAACCTGCACGCGCCGTATTCAGTTCTGCGCCGGTCACCGGGTGATGGGCCACGAGAACAAGTGCGCCCACCTGCACGGGCACAACTATGTCGCGCTGATCACCGCGAAAGGCAGCGGCGACGGTCGGTTGGACGACATCGGCCGCGTGGTAGACTTCTCCGTTCTCAAAGCCCGGCTCGGTGGTTGGATCGACGGCAACTGGGATCACGGCTTCATCCTTCACGCCGACGATACCGCAGGCTGGGCAGCACTGGATTCGTTTGACCGATCAGCCGGGATGACTCAGAAGGCGTATTCAATGGCGGCCAACCCGACCGCCGAGAATATGGCGGACCATCTATTGATGGAGGTCGGGCCGGAAGTTCTGGATGGAACCGGGGTCGAGCTGGTGAAGGTGCGTCTGTGGGAAACCGAGAACTGTTACGCGGACGCCGAGCTATGACGAAACGATACCACGTCAACGAGGTCTTCTACTCGGTCCAGGGTGAGGGCATGAGGGCAGGGACCGCCAACGTGTTTGTCCGGTTCGCGTATTGCAACCTCGAATGCCGGGTCGAACCAGGACCGAAGTCGCCCGGCGGGTTCGACTGCGACACCGAGTTCGCCAGCGGACGAGCGCTCACGCTCGACGAGCTGGACGAGTGGGTGTGCGAGGAACTGTTGGCGGGCGGCGCGACCGAACCGGACTGGATCATATTCACTGGCGGCGAGCCGGGCTTGCAGGTCACGGACGAGCTGGTGGACTACTTCCATGACCTCGGATGGAAGCTGGCGATTGAGACCAACGGCTCGGTCGTGATCCCCGAGGGGTTGGATTGGGTGACGGTCAGCCCGAAGGTGGCGGAACACGCCATCCGCCAGAAGACCGCCGACGAGGTGAAGTATGTCAGAGGCTACGGGCAGGCTGTGCCCGAGTCGGTGGTGGTCGCCGACCACTACCTGCTGTCTCCGGCGTTTGACGGAATGGACCTGGACACTAGGGCGCTCGACTGGTGCCTGCGACTGGTGAAGGAGAATCCGACGTGGCGATTGAGCTTGCAACAACACAAAGCGATCAAGGTAAGGTGACTCGCCTGAGCTGGGCGGATTGCAAACAACTGATACGCGAGGCCGACAAACCAGGGAATATCGTCTACGCCGTGCCGCGTGGCGGGCTGTGTGCGGCGGCGCTGATGACCGAGGCGAATCTGGTGACCGACCCGGCCGAGGCCAACATCATCCTCGACGACATCATTGACAGCGGGGCGACACGTGATCGGTTCATCACCGCATATCCGTCTGCGGAGTTCGTTGCCCTGGTGGACAAGCAGAAATACACCGAGCTGGGTTGGGTGGTCTTTCCGTGGGAGAACGAGACTGGACCCGAGGACGCTGTCGTGAGGCTGCTGGAGTATATCGGAGAAGATCCGAAGCGTGACGGATTGGTGAACACGCCCGCACGGGTGGTGAAGGCTCTTGGAGAGATGACAAGCGGAAACCGTGACGACCCCGCCGACATCCTGGCGACGACGTTCGCGGCGGATTGTGACGAGATGGTAGTGGTGCGCAACATCCCGTTCTACTCGTTATGCGAACACCACCTGCTGCCGTTCCACGGAACCGCTACGGTGGGATACATCCCGACCGACCGGGTGGTAGGGTTGAGCAAGATCGCTCGGCTGGTCAACTGCTTCGGCAGACGGCTCCAGATACAAGAACAGATGACTCGGCAGGTGGTAGATGCGATGATGGAATATCTGGACCCGGTGGGTGCGGCTTGTGTCATCAAAGCCACGCACACCTGCATGGCGATGCGGGGGATTCGTTCGGATGGGGAGACGGTCACCAGCGCGTTGGCAGGTGCGTTTCTGGACAAGCCGGAAGCACGTGCTGAGTTCATGTCCCTGGCGGTGAAACAATGATTGAACTGACACGCAGAAGCGACGTGCGGATGGTGGAGCAGGCGATCCGCAACGGGTGGGACTTGCCCGAGCGAACGCTGGCCGACCTGCCCGCCCGTCTGCTGGAGATCATCGTGTCGCGTGACGGCGAGGGCACCGACGCACCCTACCGCTACAGCACCCGGCAACGGCTGGCGGCGATCAGGTGCGTGCTGACGATGAACGGCCAGAACATCGCGGCCAACCCAGCACCGCAGCAGCTCGACCTGAACGTCAACGGGCAGTTCGCCTTCGACATGGAGGTGGCCTCGACGCTGACGCGGGAGGAGATGGCCCAGGTCTCTGACGCCATGAAGATCGTGGGCCGTAACGGGAACGGGCACAATGGGAACGGGAGCGGAGGCAATGGCAACGGGTCCGGCTGAGATAACCGCCGCCGAGAATCAGCGGGCGGTGAAGATCGCGGGAACGTATGCTGCCCTGGAAGCCAGCGAGGGCGACCCGTTCCACTACGTCGAGCTTCAATGGCCGGGCGTCGTGCTTGACGAGTTCCAGCGGGACATCATCTCCAGCCTGTTCGACCCGACGATCAGGGAAGTGTACGTCAAGGGCAACACGAGCTGCGGCAAGGGCGGGGCGGTGGCGATTGCGGTCTGCGTTTACTTCGCTGTCTTCCCGCAGTCGAAGGTCGTGCTGACATCGGCGACGTACCACCACGCCCGCAGCGTGCTGTTCGCAGAGGTGGCCAAGTGGTGGCAGCGGATGCAGTACCCGGCGCCGGGTAAGCTGCTGGCCGGCGGGATCCACGACGGGAACCAGCACTACATCGACGTTGTGAACCCCGACAGCGATGAGGCGTTCAGTGGTCGCCACGGTCGCAGCACGCTGTTCGTCTTCGATGAGGCGACGGCCCTGCCCGACACCCGGTACAAACTGGCCGACACGCAGGCCACCAAGTTCATCGCGGTCGCCAACCCCAGGACGCTGGGCGGTGCGTTCCGCTCGGCGTTCCCGGTCAGTGCGATGGACGAGACGCAGACGGTGGTGGCTCCCATCGGGCGGCGGCGGTGCATCACGGTGGACGGGGCCGACTGCATGAACGTGAAGGAGCGGCGGCTGGAGAATCCGGTTGGCCCCATCGGTGGCATCGAGATCGACGGCACGCAGTACGACCAGGGCGACGCGATACCGCCGGAGCAGTATGAGAAGGTTGAGCCGATCATCCCCGGTCAGGTCTGCTACGACACATGGAAGGCCATCGTCAGCGACAGCAGCGAGTTCGTGCGTGAGGTGTTCGGGCATGGGCGGTTCCCGACGGAGGACCCGGAGACGCAACTGGTGCAACCGAGCTGGCTGGTGCGGGCGGTCGAGGAGTGGAGCGAGGAGGTCGGGGTGGTCGGCTTCGGGCTGGACGTGGCTGCGAGCCAGAGCGGGGACGCGACGGTGCTGGCGGCTGGGTGCGAGGACGGCGTGCGGCACGTCCACTCTCGTCGGGAGTCGGACACGATGCAGACGGTGGCCTGGGTGATCGCCACGGTGCAGACGCGGTACGACATAGACCTGACGGCTGGCGAGGCGACGGTGGCCGTTGACATGGACGGGCTGGGCAAGGGCGTGGGTGACCGGCTGGCCGAGCAGGGGGTGCGGGTCCTGGAGATGCGGGGCAACGCGACGCCGATGGAGGAGAAGCACCGCTGCTCGAACCGGCGTGCTGAGA